TAGCCGCCCATTTGTATAAAACAATAGACAGCTACCTTGATAAGCACGACGCTCAAATTATGGATCTGATTAAGTGGGCAAAGGACGAAGACAAACATCAATGAACGCTTTTCCAACAGGAGTAAGTTTTGCAACTCCTTTCTGTAAATCAAATTTTTGATTACTGTTATTTGATTTGTTTGTGGCTTCTATTTGATTTTTGAAATCTACTACTATAGGTAAAGAATCAAAAATCTTATAGACTGAATCAAGCGTTGCTGATGTTGAATCAGTCGAAATCGTTTCAGACAAAATTACCAACGAAAAATAGGAGGTGTACATATGCCGAGAGAAAGACCTATCGTCAATTGGGATGAAGTGCCTGTGATTATTGATGTGCCGTATGTGGCACGGTTGCTTGCACTTAATGTTGATTACACAACACGGCTTGCACAAAAGGGCGTTCTTCCTGCCCACAAAATCGGAAAGCTTTGGCGATTTGATAAGGAAGAAATCAGACAATACATAAAGGAGCATTAACAATGTGGTTAAGAAACTATCCGACACGCAGAAAACTGCTCAAAGATGTGGAAAACCTCAGAGCAGAGAACAGACATCTCAGCATTGAACTGAGAAACGCAAGAACAGACCTTGCACTTGAAAAAACAGCGTCAAGCGGTTATCGTCACGAGAACCGAGTGTTAAAACGCAAACTCAAAGCCCTTGAAACGCCTGAATCCAACACGGCAAATTTTGAATGTGTGGGAGTAACGGAGGTGAAATGAAAGTGGGAACAAGAAGAACTCTTGAAAATTGTCATCTTATTAAAGTTGCTGTTACACAACCAAAGCAAACGGATGACAGATGTGACGGTTATTTTGTTAATGGCGAGAATTGCTTAAAATGTAAAAAGTGTTCATTAAATACCAATTACATTGCTGAAACAAAAAAACCTAAAACAAAAAAACGAAATCTTAAAACATCAAGAAATATTGAAATTAAGAGTTATGCCAGATTGAAAAAGGTATATCTTTGGGAGATTGCCGATCAATTAGGAATTTCAGATGCAACGATGTCCCGAAAACTTCGCTATGAACTTTCTGGCGAAGAAAAAGAGTTAATTGTCAGCATAATCGATGAAATATCCTTACATAACAAAGAAAAATCCGCTGAAGCTCTGCAAAGCCTCAACGGACAAAGAAAAATACCTTAATTAAATGATAGACAATTTTAAGCGAATTGTCAAGGAGGACTTTAATATGTCAGTAAAAATATCAGCTTTTGAAATTGAAAATGTAAAAAGAGTAAAGGCGGTTGCTTATGAACCGACCGAAAACGGACTTACCGTGTTGGGCGGTAAAAACGGACAGGGCAAGACATCTGTTCTTGACGCAATTGCGTGGGCTCTCGGCGGTAATCGTTTCGCTCCGTCTGCTCCGTACCGTGAGGGTTCAACAATTCCGCCACATCTCAAAATCAAGCTCTCAAACGGTATTGTTGTGGAGCGTAGCGGTAAGAACAGCAGTCTTAAAGTAATTGACACCGCAGGCAACAAAGGCGGACAGGCTTTGCTTGACGCATTTGTCAGTAACTTTGCTCTTGACCTGCCGAAATTTATGAATGCAACCGGCAAGGAAAAGGCTGACACGCTCCTGCAAATTATCGGTGTAGGCAACAGAGTTTATGAACTTGAAACGCAGGAAACAGATGTATATAACAAGCGCCGTGCTATCGGTCAGATTGCAGACCAAAAGAAAAAGTTTGCCGCCGAAATGCCCGAATACGAAGGCGTGCCGAATGAACCTGTATCAGCCTCTGAACTTATCAATAAACAGCAGGAAATTCTTGCACGCAACGGTGAAAATAACCGTCTGAGAGTAGAAAAAGATAACCTTGAAATCCGTGCCAACAATTTGCAGAGCGAAATCAACAGGCTTAACGAGGATTTGAGAAAATACAATTCCGAACTTACAAAAGTGCTTGCACAGCTTGAACAGAGCAGAAAGACCGTTGCCGAACTGCACGATGAAAGCACGGCAGAGCTTGAAAGAAACATTACCGAGATTGACGAAATTAACCGCAAAGTCAGAGCCAACCTCGATAAAGCGAAAGCTGATGAGGACGCAAAGGAATATTACGGCAAGTACGCCGATATGACAGCACAGCTTGAAGAAATCCGCAAAACAAAATATGACCTGCTCAACAACGCAAACTTGCCCCTTGACGGCTTATCGGTTGAAAATGGCGAGCTTACATATAACGGTTTTAAGTGGGACAACATGAGCGGTTCGGAACAGCTTCGTGTCGCTACGGCAATTGTTCGCAAGCTCAATCCCGAATGCGGATTTGTCCTGCTTGACAAGCTCGAACAAATGGATACCGACACACTCAAAGACTTTGCAAAATGGCTTGAATCAGAGGGATTGCAGGCTATTGCAACAAGAGTTTCAAACGGTGATGAATGTTCAATCATCATTGAGGACGGTTATATTAAGTCCGAAACAACCGCACCTGTTACAACACCGACTTGGACAGAAGGAGAGTTTTAATTATGGCTACAAGAACTACAGCTAAAACAACAGCAAAAACAAATACAAATGAATGTGTAATCAAATGCAATCCGCACAGAGAGCTTGCCTGCGGTTATACCAAGGTCAAGATTATGCCTGAAAACTATTCAAGAATTGTTTTGATTGCAGGTATGACAGGCAAGTCAATACAGGATTTGACAAACGAACTGCTCAACTACGCAATCGACTATGTTGTCATTGATGTTGACGGCAATAAAATCAATTTTTCAGATGTACAGGGGGTGAGATAATGAACATCACAAGAGGTAAAATCAAGTCGGCTCAAAAGGTTGTAATTTACGGCCCCGAGGGTATCGGCAAGTCAACTTTTGCTTCGCAGTTTCCGAATCCTCTGTTTATCGACACTGAGGGTAGTACAAAAAACCTTGATGTTGCAAGAATGGATAAACCGACATCGTGGACGATGCTCAAGAATCAGCTTGAATATATCAAAAGCAATCCGACTGTATGCAAGACGGTTGTCATTGACACAATCGACTGGGCAGAACAGCTTTGCATTGATGATATTTGCTCAAAATATGGTAAGAAAGGTATTGAAGATTTCGGCTACGGAAACGGATATGTTTATGAAAAAGAAGAGTTCGGCAGATTTTTGAACAGCCTTGAAGATTTGATTGACAGGGGTATAAATGTTGTGCTTACCGCACACGCACAGCTCCGCAAGTTTTCACAGCCTGATGAAATCGGCGAGTATGACCGTTGGGAGCTTAAACTCGGCAAAAAGACTGCTTCACAGATTTCTCCGCTTGTAAAAGAATGGGCGGATATGGTGCTTTTCGCAAACTATAAAACAGTAGCGGTAGCGACCGACAAAGACGGCAGAAAGTACAAGGCACAGGGCGGAGGGAGAGTGATGTACACGCTTCATCACCCTTGTTGGGACGCAAAGAACCGTCACGGACTGCCCGAAGAAATGGACTTTAGCTATGCAGGCATTGCCCATATTTTTAATGATGTTGCACCTGTAAATAACGCTCCTGTTCCGCAGAATCCGATACCTCAGCCGCCTAAGGCAGAGCTTGTGACACAGCCTGTGCCACAACCTGTGCAGATTGAAAAAGCTCCCGAGCCTGTACCACCTGCACCTATGCCACAGAATGACAAGTCTGTCAATATTCCTGAGGGCATACCAAAAGCTCTTGCCGACCTTATGAGAGCTAACGGAGTTGACGAAAGCGAAATCAGACAGGCGGTGTTTACACAGGGACACTACCCTTACGATACACCAATCACAAACTATGACCCACGATTTATTAACGGTTGCCTTGTGGGAGCGTGGAATAAGGTATTCGAAGTGATACAGAGCAACCGTGACTTACCATTTGAATAAGAAAAGGAAGATGTATAAATGGACAGAGAATTTGGATGGAACGACGAAATAACCGAAGAGGGCGGAAATTATGAACTGCTCCCCGAGGGTGATTATGATTTTACGGTAGCAAAAGTTGAGCGTGCACGCTCGCAGGGTAAGGGAAAGCTCCCAGCCTGTAATATGGCAAAGGTGACTTTTTATGTGTGGGGAGCAGATGACAAGCGAGAAATTACAGTTAATTTCGTACTGCACTCATCACTTGAATGGAAGCTGTCACAGCTCTTTTTGTCCGTGTCGATGAAAAAGCACGGCGAACCGCTCCGTATGGACTGGACAGGCATTATCGGTAAAAAAGGTAAATGTCAGGTTATCATCCGCAAATATGTGAAGAATGACGGCACAGAGGGCGTAACAAATGACATCAAGTATTTTTATGCATACGATGAGCAGGTGACAACGATATCGCCTGCCGTAACACAGTCTGCACCTCAGCAGTATGTACAGCCTACATATCCGCCACAGTATAACACACAGCCTGCAACGCCAAATACTGCGATGCCGAATAACTGGACACCGGGTAGCTTTTAATGCAACTTCGACCGTATCAGAATGAAGCAAAGAATGCCGTTTTCTCCGAGTGGGAAAGCGGCAACCTAAAAACATTACTTGTCTTGCCTACAGGCTGTGGCAAGACGATAGTTTTTGCAAAAATCACCGAAGAATGTGTCCGTCGAGGTGACAGGGTGCTGATACTTGCCCACCGTGGAGAATTGCTCGACCAAGCGGCGGACAAAATCCAAAAAGCAACAGGGCTTAATTCGTCGGTTGAAAAAGCCGAGCAAAGTTGCATAGGTTCGTGGAACAGGGTTGTTGTAGGCTCTGTACAGACGCTTATGCGTGAGAAAAGACTGTCAAACTTTGACAGCGATTATTTCGACACAATCATTATTGATGAAGCACATCACTCAATCAGCGACAGCTATCAGCGTGTGCTTGAGCATTTTGACAATGCAAAAGTGTTGGGTGTTACCGCAACACCCGACCGAGGAGATATGAAAAATTTAGGAGCAGTATTTGATTCGCTTGCGTATGAATACACACTCCCTAAGGCTATCAAAGAGGGGTATCTGTCACCGATTAAAGCTGTGACAATACCGCTTACACTTGACCTTTCGGGAGTTGCCACACAGGCAGGAGATTTTAAAGCAAGCAACATTGACACGGCACTTGATCCGTATCTTTATCAGATTGCCGAGGAAATGAAAAAATACTGTAAGAACCGTAAAACTGTTGTGTTTTTACCACTTGTAAAAACATCGCAGAAATTTAAAGACATTTTGAACGAAAAAGGCTTTAAAGCGGCAGAGGTAAACGGTAACAGCGAGGACAGAGCAGAGATATTGCAGGACTTTGAAAACGATAAATACAATGTCTTGTGTAACTCAATGCTTTTAACCGAGGGTTGGGACTGCCCAAGTGTTGACTGCGTTGTTGTTTTAAGACCCACAAAGGTGCGTGGGCTTTACTGCCAAATGGTCGGCAGAGGTACAAGACTTGCTCCAAACAAGACGGAGCTTTTGCTGCTCGACTTTTTGTGGCACACAGAGCGACACGAACTTTGCAGACCTGCACATCTCATTTGCGACAACGAAGAAGTCGCACGAAAGATGACCGAAAACTTATCGGAACAGGCAGGTTATCCGATTGACATTGAAGAAGCGGAGGAAAAAGCAAGTGAAGATGTTGTTGCTCAGCGTGAAGAGGCGCTTGCAAATCAGCTTGCGGAAATGCGAACACGCAAACGCAAACTTGTAGATCCGTTGCAGTACGAAATGTCAATTCAGGCGCAGGACCTTGCAGGATATGTTCCGGCATTCGGCTGGGAGTGTTCTCCGCCTACAGACAAACAGAAAGCAAAACTTGAAAAGCTCGGAATATTCCCCGATGAAATCCAGAGTGCCGGCAAAGCAAAACTTATTCTTGACAGGCTCGAAAAGCGAAGAATTGAGGGCTTAACCACACCTAAACAAATCCGTATGCTTGAAAGCAGAGGTTTTCAGCACGTGGGCAAATGGCAGTTTGACGAAGCGTCAGCTTTGATTTCAAGGATTGCCGCAAACGGTTGGAGAACTCCGAAAAACATTAACCCGAAAACATATGTACCGCAAAGCGAGGTGAATACGGTTGGACTTACTTAATGCACTTGAATACATCAGTCCGTCAGAGCTTGACTACCAAGACTGGGTAAATGTCGGAATGGCACTCAAACAAGAGGGATACAGCGTAAAGGACTGGGACGATTGGAGCAGAGCAGACAGTCGATATCACAACGGTGAGTGTGAAAAGAAATGGCAGAGCTTTAACGGCTCTGCCTCACCTGTCACAGCAGGCACGATAATCCAAATGGCTAAAGACAGGGGGATGACTTTTCGTGAATCGAAAGAACTCGGCTGGAATGACGAAATTGCTTTTGAGCAGGGTGATAAGGGCGATATTGGTGTAAATACCTGTGAGGGTGTAAAGTTTCACGAGCCTACAAACTGGAACCCGGTAAATGAGATTGTGACCTACATTGAAACTCTCTTTGATAGCTCGGAAAATGTAGGCTATGTTACTGAAACTTATAAAAAAAATGACAACGGCAAGGTTAAATATTCGCCAACACAAGGCAGTTGTGACCGTACAGCAGGTGAGCTTATTGCCGCACTTAATAACTGCAACGGTGACATATCAAATGTATTCGGTGATTACAAACCCGAGGCAGGTGCGTGGATAAGGTTCAACCCATTGGACGGCAAGGGCGTCAAAAACGAGAATGTAACCGATTATCGTTACGCTCTGGTGGAATCTGACTGTATGGCTCTTGAAGAACAAAATGCAATCATCAGAGAGCTTGAGCTGCCTGTTGCGGTGCTTGTTTATTCGGGCGGAAAATCAGTCCACGCTATCGTTAAGATTGATGCCGCAAACTATGACGAATACCGCAAAAGAGTTGATTATCTCTACAATGTGTGCAATAAGAACGGCTTTGAAATCGACAAGCAGAACCGCAATCCGTCAAGATTGAGCCGTATGCCCGGTGTTATCCGCAACGGCAAAAAGCAGTTTATCATTGACACAAACATCGGTAAATCAGACTTTGCCGAGTGGAAAGACTGGGTGGAAAGTATCAACGATGACTTACCCGACCTTGACAACCTTGCAGATTTTTTTGAAAATCCTCCTGAACTTGCTCCGCCTCTGATTGAGGGAGTATTGCGACAGGGACATAAAATGCTCCTCGGCGGACCCTCAAAAGCAGGTAAGTCATTTGGTCTTATCGAATTGTGTATTGCAATTGCCGAGGGAACAGAATGGTTCGGCTTTAAGTGTGCGCAGGGCAATGTCTTGTATGTGAATCTTGAGCTTGACCGTGCGTCCTGTTTTCACAGATTCAAGGATGTATATGAAGCATTGGGACTTGAACCAAAAAACTTAAACAGAATTGATATTTGGAACTTGCGTGGTAAGTCCGTGCCTATGGATAAGTTAGCACCTATGCTCATTCGCAGAGCACTGAAAGGCAACTTTATAGCCGTAGTAATTGACCCGATATACAAGGTTATTACAGGCGATGAGAACAGTGCTGACCAAATGGCACACTTCTGCAACCAGTTTGACAAGGTATGTACCGAAATTGGTTGTGCGGTAATCTACTGTCACCACCATTCAAAAGGTGCTCAGGGCGGTAAAAAGTCAATGGACAGAGTTTCGGGCTCTGGTGTTTTCGCTCGTGACCCCGATGCACTCCTTGACCTTACAAGGCTTGAAATCAGCGAAGATTTGATGAAGCAGCAAAAGGATGAAAGAACCTGTAAAATCTGCAAAGACTGGATAGGTCGTTTCAACAAAATCAGTGAAGTGTGTTCGCAGGACGATTTGGTAACGGCAAATAATATGATTGACATCGCACGCAAAACGCTTCCTGAACAGTCTTTTAAGCTGATGATGTCAGATGTTGCCCGTGCCGAAAAAACCGTAAAAGGGATGTCAGCGTGGAGAATAGAGGGTACTCTGCGAGAGTTTCCGGCATTTGATGCACTTAATCTTTGGTTTGATTATCCGATACACAAATCAGATACAACAGGCGTGTTGAAAGACTGTAATTTTGAGGGCGATTTTAACATCAAAGGCTCGCCCTACAAGAAGAATTTTAGCAAGAAAAAAAGTGAATCGGAACGCAAGCAGGAACAAAACAATGCCCTCGAAACAGCGTTTAGCGGTGCTGAGGAAAACGGTCAGGCAAATGTAGCTGACTTAGCAGAATATATGGGAAAGTCCGAAAAAACGGTCAGACGATACATAAAAGAGCACGGCGGTTTTTGGATAGACGGCGGTGAAGTAGGACGAAAGGACACGGACAAAGTCGAATAATTTGTCTGTCTGTCCGAGGGACAAAGTCGATAAATTTTTGTCCTTGTCCGTGTCCCTAAGAGGGACAAAGTCGATAAAAAATCGAAAATGTCCCTCTCAGACAAAAACAGGGACAAAGTCGATAAATTATCGAGAATGTCCGAGGGACAGACAAAACTATATATACTACCGTATATATAAACGATGTCCGTTCCCTAAGGTCACAGGGGTGAAGTAGTTGTGCGAAGCTTACGCACAACAACTCCTTCCCCTGACCTGTGACTAAAAGCAAAATTTTAAAGTTAAGAAAGAAATGGTAAAAAATGGCAAAATGCAAATCGACTTCAAAAGATAAAAGATTAAAAGTCGCTAAAAGAATGCCTCCACTAAAACGAAGAAAAGATGGAGAGGATTATTGTTATATCAACGACGAAGTAATGAAGTGGATTTCCAAAAATCCTGCGTTGATAAGTTATGTATTGGATAAGGTAGCCGCTAATGGATACATAGTTTACGACCCAAAATTTAAAGTATGGCACGGAGCTGATTATTATGAAATCGAATGCAACGAAGACTGAATTTTTTATGGCGATGATACCGCCGACCGTAACTGCACAGGAACATAAGGTTATGGTAAAAAACGGCAAACCTGTTTTTTACAATCCGCCCGAGGTGAAACAGGCAAGAGAAAAACTCACATCACATTTGGCAAAGTTTAAACCGTCAGACCCGTACAAGTCGGGTGTCAGACTGATAACAAAGTGGTGCTTTCCTCGTGGTAAACATCAGGACGGCGAATATCGTATAACAAAACCTGACACGGACAATCTGCAAAAAATGCTAAAAGACTGTATGACCGCTCTCGGCTTTTGGTCTGATGACGCACTTGTTGCAAGTGAGATATGTGAAAAGTTTTGGGCAGAGGTTTCAGGTATTTACATCAAGGTGGAAGAACTGTGAATATCTCGGAAGTTAAACGCAACCTTGAAAGAACCGTGCTGTACAATGGAGCAGAATACATTCTGAAAGGCTGTATCATCAGACGGAATACAACAGGTCAGTTTTATTATCAAGCCGAACTTGCGGACACTAAAGCCAAAAGCTCGTTGATTGTAACTGCACTTGATAAGATTGACGAAAGGAGAACCGACATTGAAAGCAAGAATACCGCCTAAAATCCCGAAACAGCTTAAACAGGAAGCTGAACGGATTGCAAAAAGCGCATATGAACAGATCCGAGAAAAAGAAAACAAAGACATCACACGCAGAGTATTTAAAACAATGCTGTATGCTTTGCATAAGGATTTCGGCTTTGGTCGTGACAGATGTGCAAAGGCTTTGAAGTCGATGACCGAGATAGTCGAACACTCCGACACTGACGAAGTGTTTTGAGAACATATCGACCGTGTGGTTATCGACAAGTTGAAACTTGAATTTGAGAAGCGGGACTATACCGACAATGGAAAAGTTGTTAATTTTGAAGGAGACGAAGAAAATGATTGACTGTTCAAAAACTGAAAACTATATGCATGAAAAAGCTCGAATGACAAAATCAGTTGTGAACGGTGTATGCCATATTCGGTGTACAGATTGCCCATTGAGCAGATTTAATAATAACGAAAAAATAGTTTGCTCCGAGTTAGAATTATTTCACAGTGAAACGGCTGTTCAAATAGTTCAGCGGTGGAGCGATGAGCATCCGCAAAAGACATTTCTTACGGAATTCCTGAAACATTATCCGAATACTTTGCTTGACGATGACGGAACACCCAAAGGTGTATGTCTGTATGCCTTAGGATTGATAAACAAAGATGATTGTGACAATAATTGCGTTAAGTGTTGGAATCAGCCTATCGAGGACGGTGAAGAAAATGAAAAACTTTGAAAAGATTAAATCAATGAGCATCCATGACATGGCGCAATTCTTATTCATACACCAATTCGACAAGTGTGTGAATTGCAGTTACTACCAAAAACAATGCAACGGTTATTACTTTGATGATAAAAGTTGTACTACAGGGATTAAACATTGGCTTGAAAGTGAGGCAGAAGAATGAAAGACATTAAAAATATCACCGTTAATTACGATAACAATGAAAGCAAGACGATTACAAAGGGACTTGTTATTGATTTTTGTGAACTTGATAACGATAAGGACAATGTTTGCTTTAGTATGTGCAACATCAAAGGCAAGGATTTGCGTTTGATTGTAACCGCTGTTGTTGCGTTGGCGCAGGAACTTGGTATGCTTGACGAGGAGAGTGAAGTGGATTGACGGTTAAAGATTTTAAAAGGGGGGCAACAAATTAATGGACAAAATACACAGGGCTGATGTTGATTTTTCAACGCAACTTGAAAAGGCTATGAAACTGAGAGATATCGGCCCGACAAAGTTAGCGAGGAAATCGGGAGTTCAACGCAGTCAGATTTGTAGATACCTAACTGCCGAAATAGCGCCGACGACGAACAATATACGAAGGTTGTCAATTGCTCTGAATGTTACTACTGATTATTTATTGGGGCTAGCTAAAACAGACGAAAGATAACAAACAATAATTAAATTGCACCAATAATGCAACGAGAAAAAATATACAATGGACTTATAATGCAGACGGACTATCTGTGTTGTAAGTCCATTTTTTATTTGGTGGTGTACGGTATGGCTAAGGCATTTGCCATAGGATTTTATAAATCTAAAAAGTGGCAGGACTGCCGACAAAGTTTTATCGCAGAGCGAATGCTTGTTGACGGCGGATTGTGTCAGCTATGTAAAGAGCGACACGGCTTTATCGTGCATCATAAAATCATGATTAATGAGGGCAACATAAACAATCCTGATGTTACTCTCAACCACGACAATCTTTTATATGTATGCAAAAAATGTCACGATGATTTGCCGGGACACGGGATAGGCGGTTGCGAACCGAAAAAATATTTTTTCGACGAAAGCGGAATGCTCCGACCGATTATCCCCCCCGTTGAAAAATCGGAAATCGGTAATTGAAGGACCGAGGGGGGCAGTTAGATTTTTTGCGCGCCTTATATATAAGCCCCCCCTCCCCCTCAAAATCGTGTGAAAGGACGGTGACTTGAAATGACTGACGAACAGAAAGAACAAAGAGCGATAAAGCGAGAAGTAAAGCGATTAACGGAAATCTACAAGGACATAGAGGTTAAAAGAAAAGACCTCGCTGTTGGCTTGATTGAAAATGCGGCGTTCACTCGAATCAGACTTAAAGAACTGCAACAAGACATTGCAATTTATGGCTTGACTGAATTATTTTCGCAGTCGGAAACACAAGAGCCGTACTCACGCAAAAGACCTGAGGCAGATTTGTATAATACCATGCTCGGCAACTATCTCAAATACATTAAACAGCTCAACGATATGCTTCCGAAAGTGACCGAGGCGAAGACTGTGACAACAGACGGCTTTGACGATTTCGTTGAAGGGCGTGACAAGCTTTGAAACGCTATCCATTAAGCTATAATCCGATACTTGAATATTACGAGCAGATAAAGAACGGCAAGGTTACTGTCTGCGATAAGATACGCAAATGGTACAGGCATTTAAGCGACAAGGTGATTAATCCGACAGACGGCTACCACTATGAAGCCAAGCGAGGAAATCACATTATTGAATTTGTTGAAAACTACTGCCGACACAGTAAAGGCAAAATGGGCGGTCAGCTTGTGAAGCTGGAACTGTGGGAAAAAGCGTGGCTTGCGGCGACTTTTGGTTTTGTGGACGATGACGGCATCCGGCAGTACAACCTGTCTGTGTTAATCATCGGGAAAAAGAACGGCAAGTCTTTACTCGCCTCTGCGATTGGCTTGTATATGCTTATCGGTGACGGTGAACCCGGTCCCGAAGTGTATGCAGTTGCCACCAAGCGAGACCAAGCAAAGATTATATGGCAGGAAGCAAAACGAATGGTTCGCAAGAGTGAAACTCTATTGAAGCGAATTAAACCACTGCTGAATGAATTGAGTTCAGAAGATTACAACTGCGGAGTATTTAAGCCGCTTGCCTCTGATTCGGACACGCTTGACGGTCTAAATGTGCATTGTTGTTTAATGGATGAGTTGCACCAGTGGAAAAACGGCAGACAGCTGTATGACATTATGGCAGACGGTACGATCGGGCGAGACCAACCGCTTATCCTTGTGACAACAACAGCCGGAAAAATCAGAGAGGACATCTACGATGAAATCTATGACGATGCCGTTCGCACTACGAATGGTTTGTTTGACGATGTAGGTTACAAGGACGAACACAGCCTTTACATCATCTACGAGCTTGACAAGCGTGAAGAATGGGAAAAACCCGATTGCTGGGAAAAGGCTAACCCCGGACTTGGGACGATTAAAAATCGAAATGCCCTTGCAAGCAAGGTCAAGAAAGCGCAGGCGAATCCGTCGCTTGTACGCAACCTTGTATGCAAAGAATTTAACATAGCCGAAACATCAACTGAATCGTGGCTCAATTTCGATGAGCTTAACAACGAAACAAAATTCGATGTGAAGAAGCTTCATCCGACTTATGGCATAGGCGGCGCAGACCTATCAAGCACAACCGACCTAACAGCGGCAAAGATGTTGTTCCGAGTGCCTGACAATGAAAATATTTTTGTATTGTCAATGTACTGGATACCTGCCGATCTTGTGGAGAAAAAAGTAACCGAGGATAAGATCCCGTATGACAAGTGGATAGAACAGGGCTTTATGCGTACCTGCCCCGGAAACAAGATTGACGCAAGTGTTGTTACAGCATGGTATCAAGAGATACAAGACGAACACGACATTTATTTATGGAAAGAGGGCTATGACGCTTGGTCGGCTCAGATGTGGGTTAATCAGATGATTGACGCTTTCGGTCCTACCGTTATGGAAGCGGTACATCAGGGCAAGAAAACACTGTCTGCCCCGATGAAAGCCCTCAAAGCAGACCTTGTCAAGAAAAGAATAATCTACAACAACAACCCGATAGATAAATGGTGTCTTGCAAATACTGCAATAGATGAGGACAGAAACGGTAATATACAGCCGATTAAGACCTCAAAGTCAACAAGACGAATTGACGGTACTGCGGCTTTGCTTGACGCTTACACGATATATTTTGAATACGAAGATGAATATTTAAGCATTGTTTAGGAGGTGAGAGAATGGGAAAATTTAAGAACTTTTTAAATTCTGTTCGTAATGTCAGGAAGACAAAGAATTTTTCAAGGGTTGAACTTGTCACACAAAATAATTCAAATTTCTTCTTGTGGGGCAACAGAGCATATGATTCCGACACCGTCCGATCTTGCGTTAATGCACAGGCTCTCAGATTTTCAAAATTATCCATTAAACACATAAGAGAAACAATCGTTGACGGTAGAAAAGACCTCTTAATCAATCCCGAGCCTTATGTCAAATTTTTGCTTGAAGAACCAAACCCGTACACAACAATGGATATGCTCCTATATAGGACAAGCACACAGTTATCGTTATCGGGCAATGCTTTTTGGCTGATAATCAGGGATTCAAACGGCTTGCCGACAGAATTGTATTTTATACCGGCTAAATCAGCTACGGACTTGTACGACACTAACGGCAACCTTGTTTATGAATTTATCCTTGCAAACGGCAAGACTTACCGCTTCGCCTCCGAAGATGTCATACACTTGCGTGATGACTTCGCAGAGAACGATATATTTGGAAGTGGCAAATTTAAGGCTCTTGCTCCTTTGCTCGAAATTGTTGAAACAACCGACAGCGGCATCATCAGCGCTATCAGAAATTCAAGTGTCATTAAATGGTTGCTGAAATATACCTCATCGTTGCGTCCTGAGGATTTGAAGAAGAACGCAAAAGCTTTTGCTGACAACTACCTTAACATCAGTAACAGCTCTGTGGGCGTTGCGGCAGTTGACGCAAAGGTTGACGCAAATCAGATAACCCCGAATGACTATGTTCCAAATGCTTTGCAAATGGATAGAACAAAAAACAGAATCCTTGAGCTTTTTAACACCAATGTAAAAATTATCACATCAACAGCGAACGAAGATGAAGAAAACGCCTACTTTGAGGCGGTGATTTCACCTAAAATTATTCAGCTTAAAAACGAGCTGACACGGAAACTATTCACTCGCCGTCAGCGTAGTTGTGGAAATTACATCGCAGTAGGTTCGTTCAATCTACAATCTGCAAGTCTTAAAACTAAGCTAAATTTTGCTGGAATGGTTGACCGTGGTGCAATGCTTCCGAATGAATGGCGAGAATCACTTGGTCTTGCTCCTGTTCCGGGCGGTGATACTCCGCTCAGAAGATTAGATACAGTTGCAGTTGACGAAGGAGGTGAAAATGATGCCGAAAACAATTGACATTAAGGGCCCTATCATTACGAATGATGATAAGTGGATTTACGACTGGTTTGGAGTAGCCTCCTGTTGCCCAGCCGACATTCGCTCACAGCTTGACGAAGTGGCGAATGATGAGGGCGTACAGGTTGTTATCAATTCATCAGGTGGTGATATCTTTGCCGCCTCCGAAATTTACGATATGCTCGCCGAAAGCAAGGCTACAATCAAGGTCATTTTTGCCGCCTCTGCCGCTTCATACATCGCTTGTGCGTGCACATCTGAAATTGTGCCAACAGGTATGCTTATGATTCATAATGTTTCAAGCTATGCCGCAGGCGATTACAATGACATGGCGCACGAATCGGGTGTGTTGCTCAAAGCAAGTAAAGCCGTTGCAACAGCGTACAGACTAAAAACCGGTATGAGTGAAGACGAACTTATCGAACTTATGGATAACGAAACTTGGCTTACTGCCGATGAGGCGGTTGAAAAAGGTTTTATCGACAAAATTACCGAATATGCCGCTAATAAGCCCGTGGAAGTTAAACTTGCGGCAAGCCTTAACGGTCTTATCCCTGACACAATTATCAAACAGATGAGAAGTGAAAAAACACAGCTTACAGCAAAGCTTGAATTACTCAAACGAAAGGATGTTGAATCAGAATGAACAGACAGGAATATCTTGACAAAAGAAATGCACTCTATGATAAGGCTAAACAGCTTATCGCAGAGAACAAACTCGCTGAGGCGAGAGAGGTAACACAGCAGATTGATAAACTTGACAGTGAGTTTGAAAATTCTGCCGTGAATATGGCAAATAAAAATGCAAAGGAGGGAATTAAAATGCCTGCGCCATTTGAAAATCACAAGACAAACATCGACCTTACAGATGAGGGTGAACAGGTAACAGATATGTACGCAACACTTGAATACAGAAAAGCATTCGCTAACTATATTCAGAACGGTGTACCCGTGCCACAGAAGTTTATGAATGTGGCATCACAGACCACATCAAGCACTGCGGCGGCTATTGTGCCGACCACAATGTATCAGCGTTTAATCGTTGAACTTGAAAAAATCGGCGAAATTTACGCAAGAGTGTTCAAGACGGCTTATCCGACAGCGCTCCTTATCCCTACACAGAACATCCGCCCGACAGCAAGCTGGGTTGATGAGGAAAAGGGTTCAGACCAGCAGCAGGTAACTACTGACAAGGTTGTCTTTGCCGGCTATAAGCTTGAATGCAAGGTTGCGTTCTCGCTCTTTATGACCAAAACGGCGCTTGACACTTTTGAATCACAGTTTATCGACCAGATTAAGAACGCAGTTGTTAAGGCTTGTGAAATGGCAATCGTTAAGGGTTCGGGTTCAGGTTCGCCAACCGGCATTCTTTCTTGCACTCCCCCTGAAGGCCAGACAATTGAAATTGCAAAAACCGGCAAGCTTACATATTCAACACTTTGCTCTGCTGAGGCGGCTCTTCCTGCTGCATACGATGACGCTGTATGGCTGATGACGAAGAAGTCATTCTTTGCGTTCATGGGCATCACAGACAGCAACGGTCAGCCTGTCGCTCGTATGTCCGAAGGACTTAACGGCAAGCCGTCACTCTCACTTTTCGGTCGTGCTGTTATCCCAACAGACGGCTATATGGATTCGTACGCTGACACGGTTTCAGCCGACACAACCTTTGCGATGATGTTCAATCTTAACGATTACATCTTCAACGAGGTAATGGGTTTAAGTGTCAAGAAGTACGAAGAGGACGACACCGATAACACAGTCCTTAAAGCCGTAATGCTTGCAGACGGTAAGGTCGTGGATACTCACAGCCTTGTTAAGCTCGTAAAAAAGAGCGCTTAAAAGAGGTTTGAATTATGGCAGTATTAAATGAAATTGAAGCCGTAAAGGTTTCGCTCCGTATCAATACGGTGCTGTTTGATGATGAAATATCTGCCCTCATTGATTCTGCCAAAAGTGACATGGCAGGTGCAGGAGTTGATGTCAACGACAAAAACTCAACTGCACTTGTTATGCAGGCAATCAAATTCTATTGCCGTGCTTATTTTTCGGTGACAGCTGATAGCGAATGGGCACGGCATTACGAAGAATTGCGTGATGCAATGGCGGCGAGAGGAGCGCAAACAGAATGAATGCAGATACTTTGATTTTGCTTGTTTCGGGCTATAACGAAACAACAAACGATATCGGTGAAATCGTTCAGTCCGAAAAGCTCCGCAAGGTCTATGCTCAGCGGCAATATGTCAGACAATCCGAGTTCTTTCAGGCGCAAGCTAATGGATTAAAACCCGAATGTATGCTTGAAGTTAATTCCTTTGAGTATCAGAACGAAGAATTTTGCTACCTTGACAATAGAAAGTTCAAAATCTATCGTGCATATCAAATCAAAGGAACAGAGCGTACAGAGCTGTATTTAACGGATGTGGTAGGTGAGAACAATGTCCTTGCCTAAAGCAGTTAAAATCACACAAAACGGCGTTGAGATAATCAGTAATGTTGACCGTATTCAATATACGCTCAAAGAGCTTGAAAGAGCCGCTCTGCGTGATGTTGGCAAGTTGGTATGTAAACGGTCACGACAAAAAATAAAACGCAGGACGGGACGCTTAGCGAAAAACACACAGTATTGGGTACGCTCAAAGCAAAAAATTCCTGATTTGCAGGTAGGATTTAAGCCAGGCGGATTTTACGGCTTGTATCAAGAAATCGGTACAAGCAAAGCTCCAAAAATCGGAGCATTGAGCGACGCTGCCGAAAGCAACATCAAAGACATTATAAAGATTGAACAGCAATACCTCAGTGCCGTAGGTACAGAAGAGGCAGAACGCAAATTGAACGAGGGGGAATACAGCGGTGAATAATATCAAGAAATTTTTGAAAAACTTATTCGCTGAGTATGCACCCTCTTATTTTTTACAGGCAGAAAGCGGATTTCCTCGCCTTGTATATGAGGTTAAACAGCTCTACACGGATGAGCCGTATGACAAGTTTGTTGTGACCATTAATGTTTATGATAGGCAGACTACGGCGGACATTGATGATGTTGTGGATAGAATCTACGACGACATAGCAAAGGCTACATACTTGGTTGATGATGTTTTTTACAAATTCTACAACAATTTTGACCGGCAGTATATTGCCGAATCAGACAAATCAATAAAGAGAGTGATGTTCACTCTCGAAATGAGGAAATACAACAGAAAGGATGATTAAAATGGCAACAGTTAAGCCACGAAAAATTAAGCCATATAGCGGCTATTCGGCGAAAACCGCCGACAGAATGCTCCTTGATGCAGGTGCGTTCTTTGTGAATTACGACCCTGCTACAGACACATACGCAAGTGCAAAAAAGGCAGGCAAGTGCCTTGGTGTAACAATCAAAGGCGGTGAATTTTCGGCAAAGCCGACACTCAGACGGCTTGAATTTGACGGCGTAAAAACAAGAACTAAAGGCGATACGGTAGTTGACGGTTGGGAGGTTTACATCAAGGCAACCCTTGCCGAGATGACCACACAAAATTTCATTTATGGTCTTGGAATTGCCGACAAAGGTACAGACGAAAAGGTCGTAGGCTACGATGTAATCACAGGTAGAGATGTTATTCTTGACAGTGACTACATTCAGAACATCACTTGGGTAGGCTGTCTCCTCGGAGAGGATAAGCCGTGTATTATTCAGGTGTTTAACGGCTTTAATGAAAACGGTCTTACACTTGCAATTGCCGACAAAGACAACGGTAAGGTAGAAGCTCAGTTCTATGGTAACCTTTCACCTGAGGTTTATGATTCGGAGGACGAAATCAAACCACCGTTTAAAATTTTCAGACCGACAGAAAAAACGGAAACAACGGAAACATCGGAGGCATAATTATGAGAAAATTAAGCATTAAAGACGCATTCACTCTTGCTCGCATTATCAAAAAAGCAGACATCAAAGAGGAAATTGCAGACTTTGCAAATCGTATCGCTATTAAAAATAACAGCAAAGATGAAACAGTCAACACCGAAGCGGTCGGTCTTGAATTTGTGATTACTCTGTTAACTTCTTTGGCAACCAAAGAAACAGAACAGGAATTCTATTCATTGCTGGCCGATATCAGAGGCGACATTACGGCAGATGATGTAAGTAAATTAAGTATCCCCGAGGTTCTTGACAATGTAAAGGCAATCATCAGGGAGAATGATATTAAGAGTTTTTTTACCTCGCTCTCAGCCTTGAAGTAAGAACATATGGAATGCTCGTGCAGTATTGTTGCGGTAATACTGCCGTACTGCATGAGCTGTCTTTTTCAGATGCTGTCAAAATTATCAAAAACGCTATAAATGACCGTAATGACGAATTGCTTTACAAAGCCTATATTTTGACTGTTGTAGGAAATTTCACAGGCTTGTCGTACATGGATTTTGTAAACAAGGCAACAGGCTCGACACGGTCTGAAAGCGTTGAGAGTGTCAATACAGAGGAAATCGAAAGAAAAGTTGAAAACTATCTTGATAACTACAAATGGGAGGAGGTGTAGCTAATGGCTGTTGAAATATTTAAGCTGTTTGGCTCTATTTTCGTCAACAATGATGAAGCAAACAAATCAATCGCCGAAACCGAGAAAAAAGGTAAAGGTGTTGCCGCAACCTTAGGTAACGGTATCAAAACCGCAGGCAAATGGGGAGCGGCAATGGTCGGAGGTGCGGCGGCAGGTGTCGGAGCATTATCGTCAGTTGCCGAAAATACCAGAGAATACCGCACCGAAATGGGTAAACTCGACACAGCTTTCACCACAAACAAATTTACAGCGGCAGACGCAAAGCAAACATATTCCGACCTCTATGCTGTGGTTGGCGACAGCGGACAAGCAACTGAGGCGGCTAATCATTTATCATTGCTTTGCGATTCCACAAAAGACCTGCAAAGTTGGACAGAGATTTGCACAGGTGTTTACGGTCAATTCGGTGATTCCTTGCCTATTGAGGGTTTGACAGAGGCGGCAAACGAAACCGCAAAAGTTGGACAGGTAACAGGTCCGCTTGCCGATGCTCTTAACTGGATGGGCGTGTCAGAAGATGAGTTCAACGAAAAACTTGCAAAATGCTCATCAGAACAAGAAAGACAGCAGTTAATCACATCCACCCTCACATCGCTATATTCTGATGCGTCGGCTCAATACAAGAAAACAAATGGCGATGTAATGGAATCTAACAGAGCTCATCAGCAGTTGTCTGACACTATGGCTCAGATTGGTGCTGTCGCCGAGCCTGTCCTTAACTCTCTTATCGGTCTTGGCGGTAAACTCCTCGAACAGCTCTCACCATTGATTGAGAGTGTGGCAAACAACCTTGCCCCTGTTTTAATCAACATTTGCGAAGAGGTCGCCCCGATAATTGTATCAATGCTTGAACAGATTATGCCATTGATTGAGGAATTGCTCCCGTTTATAGCTCAGCTTATAGAGCAGTTAGCCCCTCTCATCATACAGATTGTTGAACAATTGTTTCCGCCTTTACTGCAGATTATTCAGGATTTACTTCCGTATTTTATGCAGATAATTCAGGCTATAATGCCTCTGTTTAGCACGCTTGTAGAGCTCCTGATGCCCGTAATTGAGATGTTTATTCAGTTGGCGAGTGTTCTGCTCAACGGTTTATTAGCGGCACTTACTCCGATTATAGAGGACTTAGCTACATTTTTGAATGATTTGCTTACACCTCTTATCCCGATTATCAGTGAGTTGTGCGATACAATTGTCGGCATTCTACAGCCTGTTTTTGAACAGCTATCACCTGTCATCTCAATGGTTTTTGATGCTCTTCGCCCGGTTCTTGACCTACTCGGTGAAATGCTTGAAACACTTATTCCTGCTCTTGTTCCGGTGATTGAATGGTTGGCGCAAATCTTTTCGGAGGTTTTAGGCGGTGCAATTAAAGGAGTCAAAAAAATTCTTGAACCGATTTCGGGGATTTTTAACGGAATTGTGGATTTTGTAAAAGGTGTTTTTTCGGGAAACTGGGAACAAGCGTGGAACGGTGTTGTTAACATTTTCAAGAATGTTTTCAACCTTTTACCTACATTTGTTGAGAATGTAATCAACGGCATTATTTGGATTATCAATAAGTTGTTGGAAGGCGTAAACTGGGCAACATCAATGATAGGCTGGGAAATAGATCCGATTCCGGAAGTGACCTTACCTCGTTTCCGTGCCGGTATTGATTATGTCCCACACGATAAGTTTGCCGCATATCTTGATGCCGGTGAGGCAGTTCTCACAGCTCAAGAGGCTGAGGAATACCGTCAGTCAAAGCGTGAAGGCAGAGGCTCGGTATTTGAAAACGATTCAACCAATATAGTCAACAATATCAGTATTAACATTCCTTCTGTTGCGATTAATAACGATATGGACATTGACAGCTTGGTTGATGATATCAGCAACAGGCTTGCCGATGAAATAACAAGGAGGCAGAGAGCATATGCATAACTTTTATTTTGCAGACAAATGGCTGTCTTATTTTTGTGGTAGATTCGTACAAGCTCCACAGCACGAAATTTCCAAAAGGGATATTTCAGCAATTGAAATCCCATACAAGGACGGCGACATTCTCCTCGATAATGGCAGGTGGCAGAATGTGGAGTTTGAAAGAGAAATTTGTTTTCTGCCGTATTTGTCTGAGATGTCCGCACATCATCTTGCTAAGGCTGTTACTGAATGGCTGACCTTAAATCGGGGATATCAGAAGTACAAAGACACTTATAATCCCGGTTATTTTACTAAGGCTTACATATCAAATATTGATAGCATTGTACGAGAGTTGCCCTCGTTGCTTACAACCAAAATCAAATTCAATCGTGTTCCTTGGTGGTACTCAGAGATTGGTGCTAAACCTATTGAATTAGAGGTTAATAAGGCGGTGAATTTGCGTAATCCCGAAAAATACGCAAGTTTACCAACTGTCAAGATTACCAATACAAATACAAGCAGTGGCAGTAACGCTAAGGCTAATTTAACTATTAACGGAACAAAATATACATTGTCTTGCGTTGCGGGCTATGACTACGCTCTACTCGACGGCGAATCGATGCAGAATAGAGCGTATAAGTCTGACGGTACATCGAAATTCATCAACGATGCATTACCACCCGAATTTTTTGTCGGAAACAATCAGGTTACGGTTACAGCTGTTAGCAATGCCGAGGTTAGCATTACCCCGAATTGGAGGTGTTTGTAAATGTTTTATCCCTTGCTATACGAATTGAAAAACACAACCCATATTTTGAATCAAAATGCAATGTTTAAAATCGGTATGATGACCGAGATTATAAGCGGAAAAGTTACCGAAGAACGCAACGGCAACTATTTGCTTGAAATTGAGCTTTTGGTGACAGATGACTGCGCCGATTTGCTTGATACACAACTCTTTGTCAAAGCAAAACCAAATCCGACAGACGAACCGCAATTTTTTGAAATCTATAATTTGCAGTACAAAGATAAAAAATCCGTTGTAATCAAAGCAAAGCATATCAAGCATAATTTGTATAACAATTTTTTGGTTGAAGTACAAAATCAGACAGACATAATGTGCACACCTGCGGAATGGTGGTATCGCCTTTGCACGGGACATGAGGAGGGCTTGCAAACGCAAATGACCTTGTGGGCGCACTACTTTAAATTTACATCTGATATCACCACAAAATCCTCCATGACACTCGGTTTTGTTACTCCGTGTACTCTCGGAGATTTTATGGGCGGTGCAGACGGTTCGCTTGTTGACGTGTTTGGCGGTGAATATAAATACGACAACTTTAACGTATCGTTGCTCAAGAACCGTGGGGCGGTTACAGGCTACCATTTGCGCTGGGGCAGTAACATCAGCAGTCTTACGCAAACGCTTAATTCAGACGATATCTGTTCCCATGTTGCAGCGTATGCCACTTGCCATGATACATATAGCGACAAGAACTTCGTCCTCTGCTCACAACCGCAAGAACTCAAAACCCATAAATCTAAGCTCATTAAAGTGAAAACGGTTGATGTTTCGGACGGCGGTTCGGTCTACATCGGCGACGAAACAGGCTACTGGGATTTCAACGCCCACACAGGCGAGAATAAGGACTTTTTGATTCAAAAGCTAAATATTCAAGCACAGGTTTTAAGAGGACAGCTCGTAAACACAAACGGAGCGCCTACGCTTAATGTAAAGGTTGACTATCCCCCAACACTTAATGAAATGCTTGGACTGCATTTATGCGATAGTGTTTATGTCGATACTGAAAACGATAGCTTGCAAGCAAAAATAATTAAAACAGACTATGATTTCGTGCTCGAACGGTGGAACAGCCTTGAGCTTGGCACACCAAAATCAAAGTTATCAGATTATATAGTTAAATGAGGTGATAAAATTTGAACATTAATCATACAAAAATGACACTCGAAATCAACAGTTGCAAAAACTACGAAATTTTGGAAGTCAGACAGGGCGACAAAGGCTCACGCATTATTGATTTTGCGTTCACCGTCAACGGTGAAACTGTTGACCTTGCCTCTACAATGTCAGCAAAAGTCAATGCTACGGTTGATGATGTAATCGTTGCGGACAGCGTAGCCGCTGTCGTTGACACCGAAAATAATGTAGTCACAGTTACGCTCACAGACACAATGCTTGCTTTGTCGGGAATTTGCAAAATGGACATTGTGCTTACAGAAAACGACGAAATCATAACTGCTGAAACCGTTTGTTTGCGTGTAGGAAAAAGCGTAATCAATGATGACAGTAAAGCTTTCCCGGGTGCAAGCTCTATTGCGGAAATCACAAAAGAAGTCGAAAATGCAAGAGGTAGTTCTAATTCGCTTGGAGCAAGGCTTGATAAAACAGACAAGAGTATTGCCCGAAAGCTCGATTCAATGCCGTTCGACAGCGAACCCAAAAATAACAGCCCGTGTTACCTCACAAGCGGCACGGTTTACAACGCTCTGCTTGTTAAAGCCGATAAAACCGCCTTGGCGACTAAATACGATTCGTCAAATATCGAACTTGGTACAGCTACTCTTACTCCGTACTCTACTCAGATTGATAAAATAAAATCTGCAACTTGCCTTTATGAAAGAATTGGCGATATCGTTA